TATGGCAGTTCCCGGTGTATGTAACATCACGGATGACCGCGATTTGGAGGTTATTATCAACCGCATCATTGAGTTATGGAGGGCTCCCCGCAATCGCAATGATTGGCGAGTTCAGGCTGTGCGTGATGTGATTGCGGAATTTCAAAAGAGCACTAAGAAACAGGTTCAGACGGACCGAATACCCGGGAATATAGACCACGCCGCATTCGTCCATTACGTGCTCAAGATGGGAACTGAAACGACATACAATCCGGGCGACGAGGTGATTAATAAAATGTTCAGTCGGTCGGCAGCCGAGGACAAGGCCCGGTATGATTACAAGGTCCTCGCATTGAATCTACCAAACTATCCCGATCTTATGGCCAATCTGCTGGGGAAACGTGGGGCGGGGGAGATTCTCCTAATGGATGTCGTCCAGATCCTACAGCAGCGCGGGATTAATCACATTACGATGTTTGACTTTTCATGCTCTATCATGGACTCGGCCGAACGTGATACCCGCATTATTCGCCGTGAACTTACAGTCAAGGGCTTAAAGGGCGGCAAGAGTCGGCGTTACAAGAAGAAAACGAAAACTCGGCGCACAAGGAAAGCAAGACTCTAAATGGATACTCTTAAGCCCACACTCGCTCGTTATCTGGATATTAACAAGAAGCTCTCGGAGGTGAATGCCCGTGCCAACGAGTTACGCGATGAGCGACGTTCGGTGGAACTGGACCTTGCTGCCGCATACAATGAGGAGCCGCTGCCCGACAAGATTGAGCTGAAGCAGTCTCAGATGGTCTTCCTTGTGAAGAAGCCCGGTGAGTGGAAGAAGGGTTGGACGCTTTCTAAGAAGCAGCTTCAGGAGTATCTGCTAGAGATCCTGCCTGAGCACGGTCCGGATGTTATGAAGGAGATTGCTCGGCGTCACGAGCCAAAGCTGGTGGCCACCGATTATGCGTTTGATTTGAAGGTGATGGATGTGTAGGACTATTTGAGGGGAATATCATCGTAATTATACTGTTTGGGTGCTTTGAGCGCTTCCCGCATTAGGCGGAGCGTCTCCTGCATTTCTAGGAGTGTTTTTTCAACTGTTTCAATATTTCTATCTGCCATGAACCCCACCTGGATTCTCATGAGACACGGGGTCACCTCTTGGTGGGCGCGTAAAACACGTGAGGCAAGGGTTCCAAAATTCTTAATCATTAATCTATGGATATCTGGTGAGATATTTTTAAATGGTATAAATAAAATGGACCTCAACGTACTTATCCCCGTGCTCCTCTTCATTCTCCTGTCGCCGGGCGTCCTCCTGTCCCTGCCGCCGGGGTCGGGTCACCTCGTCCAGGTGCTCACCCACGCCGCGGTGTTTGGCGTCGTGTACTCCGTTCTTCGCATGGTGTTCCCTCAGTACTATTAAAACGGACTTTCTACGTTCACGCAGATAGATCGTAATGGAATCCTATTGCCCATACAACCCCGCCAATAGAGTGTTTGCCGAGCGTGACATTCACAAGATCATACACAAGCATGGGCTGCCTCACTATCGGGTGAGCAACCCGCGCGTGTTTCAGACAGCAATGGTTCACACCACGTATGTCCGTCGCACTGAATATACGACACCCGATGGCCGACCCGCGCAATTGGCGACCTGTCCGGCTGGCGTGATGCCACTCCAAGACGAGTCCTATGAATGTCTAGAATTTGAAGGAGACTCGGTTCTAGGTGTTTGTATCGCAACGTATCTTCGCAAGAAGTATCCAGAGAAGAAGCAGGGATTTCTCACCGATGCTCGGAAGGAATTGGTGAACAATGAAAGGATTGGTCAACTGTCCAAGCAGATTGGGTTGGATCGGTATTACATCATGAGCCGGCACAATGAAGATTCGCCTGCGATTGCCGGTCGGTCCAACCTCAAGAAGTTGGGCGATATCTTTGAAGCCTTTATCGGTGCATTGTGGACGGATTGTGGCAATCGCTTCAATGTAGTCTATGCCTTTGTAATCTCCGTGATGGAGTCGTACCTAGACATTGAAGAAGTTGTGACGGGCGCAACGAATTACAAGGATCTGTTTCAGAAGTACTGCCAGAGGGAAATGAAATGCACGCCAACGTATGAGATGTTGTCCAACGATCCGAAGAAGGGTGAAATTCGGGTGGCGGTCTGCGATGCAAACAACAAGCACCTAGCGTATGGTCACGGAGTGACACGAAAGAAGGCAGAGCAAATGGCGGCCCGTGAGGCTTTATGCGCTACGTAACTTCTGGGTCTGAAGATGTCCCTTGCGGTAACGCTTCATGGTGCGCCCGCGTGTTTGGAGAACAGACTTGGTGCAGATCCCAATTGCCGCAGACTCCTTGTTTGAGCCCTTTCGTGCGCGAACAGTCTTCCGCACAGACTTGACGCACTTGTCAAACTTCTTTGACATACGAGTCTTCATTTGTGCTCTTCCCCCTAAAAGAGTTGAACTGGGAACAAACATCTCATCAATGTATTTTTCAATCTGAGGTCTCATTTCATTCAATGGGTGAGTTTTCCTCGCTTGAAAAAGATTCGCAATATTTTGTTTGAATTTCTCTAATGTTCCTGTGTCGATAATATTGAACTTGGCCATACTTCCGGCGATTGATGCAACATCGTAAAACTTCATAAACCGCTGAACATCTGAAAAATTCTGCATATTAATGTTACAAACACCTAATAGGTCACATGGTGTGGTAAATTGGGCAACTTGTTGAAATTCTCGTCTACCCGTTTCAGTATTTAGTCCATACTCCTCAATAAGTTCTCGCAATAAGTCTGGATCACTTATAGTCCGACCCCAATCGTGCATAACAATGTGGTCTCCCATCCAAGCAAGATTTCCAAAATGTGCGTCTGCGTGTACGATATACGCATCGTTCAAATACGCAACTGCGTGAAGCAGTTTTTGTATCTCTCTGCGCGTCTCGGGCAATGGATGAGTCAACGCACCCTTTCTTACAACATCAAGACCTTGAGCAGGTGTAATAAGGTTAACTCGCCGCTCATCTGGTCCAGGAGTTTCATTGCGTTGTGCATCGTTTTTACAGGGCTTCCCTGCGGCATTGACGAGATCTTCGGGTTTAAAATCGGGAGTACAAGTCGCAACCGCAAGATTGAAATGTTTTGTAATCGCAACATCTGGATACTTTGCTTGAAGACGATCGATCGTCTCTTTCACCTCAATCTGTGCTTCAACTTCATCACCGTCGGGCGTCCAGTCCGCGACAACCCGCGATACATAGTCACCCGCTGGATACTGTGCTGGACTCTGTGTTCCTTGGACACACGCTACGACGGGGCGATATACGCATGTATCCGCGCCCGTCGCTATAAATGCGCCTCCGCGTCTCATTTATCTTTCGTTGATAATAAATGACAAACGACGCAAAGAAGGAAACATCGTGGACTCAATCTATCACGAACGAGACCCTGTGCCAGTATTTCTACGTGGTTTTCTTCATCACAGCGGTTCTTGCCGCGATCGCCGTGGGTATGGATGTTCTTCTCATGTTCAAACGGCCCGCACTTGGACTGAGTATGCTCATTCGCAGCGCACCCGTTCTTATTCTGTCCGTCCTGAACTCTCTCTTTCTGTATATCCTCTGCGCGCGGACACTGTTGAAGTAGAATTTATCCTCCGAGAGTATAAATACAAATGGGTGGTGGTCTATTACAGCTCGTTGCCTATGGCGCGCAGGACGCCTATATCTCCGGTAACCCGCATATCACCTTCTGGAAGGTGCTGTATAAGCGTCATACGAACTTCGCAATGGAGTCGTTCCGTGTGAACTTTACGGGCGCGCCCAACTATGGCCAGCGCCTCGTGGCAGTCGTGAACCGCAATGCTGATCTTATCTGGAAGACGTATGTTCAGGTCGTCCTGCCCGACACCACTACCGGCCTCACAAACCCTGTTCTGTGGAACGGCGATGACACCCGCCGCATTGGGTACATCCTGCTGAAGAAGATTGAGCTTGAGATCGGCGGCCAGGTCATTGATACGCACTACGGTGAGTGGCTCTTCCTCTGGGAGTGCCTGACGGCGAGCTTTGATACGTCTGTCAAGCTGGACTCCATGGTGGGTGGTGGTTACAACGGTGCGTCAACGACGGCAACGTCATGCGGTGGTCGCCCGGCGGTCCTCTACATCCCACTCCAGTTCTGGTTCTGCCGCAACCCTGGTCTTGCGCTGCCCCTGATTGCCCTCCAGTACCACGAGGTGCGCTTCAACATTACCCTCGGTGCTGCCACGGACCTGGTGAGCAAGGGCGCGTACACCAACATTGCGCAGGCCGCGTATGCTCTTCCTAACATTCAGGACATGTCGCTCTACATGGACTACATCTACCTGGATGTGGAGGAGCGTCGCCGGTTTGCCCAGGAGTCGCACGAGTATCTGATTGAGCAGCTCCAGACGGGTATCCCGCAGACGATCAACACCGCCACGGGTCGCCTGGATCTGACGCTGAACCACCCTGTCAAGGAGCTTGTGTGGATCTTCCAGGATGCTCGCAAGACGGACTGCGGCTCGGCGGTCACGGCAGCGGTCGGATACACGCAGCCCTTCTCATACGATGACATCGTGGACAAGGCGCGCATCCAGGTCAACGGCCAGGATCGCTTTGATGAGCGTTATGGCGACTACTTCTGGAAGGTCCAGCCCTACCAGCACCACACTGGCGGTGCCTTCTTCCCGATCCACAACTCGGTTGCGACGGCTGCGGCGTCGGCTGCGGGTGGCGCGATTCAGGCGAGCTTCACGGGTGTGATCGTTGGAAATACGCTCACAGCCAGCGCAGTGACGGGAACCTTGGTGGTGAACCAGCTCGTCACGGGTGCACTTGTGCCGCTCGGAACCTACATCACTGCGTATGGCACGGGTGCGGGTGGTGCCGGAACCTACGAGGTCAGCGTGAACGCCAACGCCCCCTCCACTGCCATGCTGAGCTCCTTGAACAACGTCCAGTCTGTGACGAACTTCAACCCGATCAACGTGTATTCCTTTGCGATCCAGCCTGAGGAGCACCAGCCTTCCGGCACTTGCAACTTCTCTCGCATTGATACGGCAACCCTGGTGTTTGACAGCATCACCTCCAACGGTGCAGGCAACTTCCCCAGCAAGGCCTACCCCTACAACTTCCGCATCTACGCGGTGAACTACAATATCTTCCGCATTATGAGCGGCATGGGTGGTCTGGCTTACAGCAACTAAATACTATACAATATATATGAGCTATTGGGGATACCACCTGATTCTAAATGCGGGGAAATGCGCAGCTGCTCCCATTCGTTGTGCGAAAGCGATTGGCACGTTTTCCGACACGCTAGTCAAGAGGATTGATATGGTCGCATACGGCTCTCCTCAGATTGTCATGTTTGGAAGTGGCAACAAGAAGGGGTATACTCTTGTCCAGCTGATTGAGACGTCCAACATCTGTGCGCACTTTGTAGAGGAGTCTGATGACATGTATTTGGATGTCTTCTCGTGCAAGCCTTTTAATCCCGCGGAAGTGGAGACCGTTGTTCGCGAGACGTTCCAGCCAGCCCAGATTAGCACAAAGTTCGTTCTGCGCGATGCTCGGGTTCAGATGCAGTAACTCCCACAAAAACAAATCAACATAGCAATAAATGGGTATCCCTCACATTTATTGGTATGTATTGTTGATCGTTATGTTGGAGACAATGGCGATGGGTTGTTTCAAGAAGAGCATTGATAACAACGCCTTCTTTGCGGTGGGAGTTCTCTTCTACGCAGTTATCGGATATCTTCTTCGGCTGACTATGAATTCAAGCGGCATGGCCATGACGAACGCGCTGTGGTCTGGGTTGTCGGTGTTCGCAACAACGGTCGTAGGCACCTTGTTGTTCAAAGAGGTTCTTCACTTCCATGACTTTATCGCGTTTGCGATGATTGTCGGAGGTGTTATGATCTTAAAGGTTACGGACTAGATCCGAACTTGTAAGTTTTGTGTTGGGTGTGCAATTCCCAATTCCCAAGGTTTGCTGCATCATGAGCGGAGCAGGGCCTGATCCGGGGCATTTCACGTGATCGTTGCCCAAGGAATGACCCATCTCATGTGTGACCATATATTGCCGATAGCGCTCCAACGGCAGCTTGGACGCAGATGCTCCGTGCATCCACCGATCCGCATTCAGCCAAACCATAGTCCCCCCCATGACTGCACACGAGAGTTTCGGATCCTTACATCCGTTGTGTTTCAAGGTCTTTGGGCTAGAAAGGTGTATCGTCTTTCCCTTTCCAGGAACAAATGTATGAAACTGAGCCCAACCGTCCGGGTCTGCCAAATAGATAGCAACTTCTTCCGCAAACTTCTTTGCGTCGTAGTTGACATCGGAATCCACAATCGTGTGGTACGCGACCTTCATTGTATTGAAAACGGAAAGGGTTTTGTTCGGCGGATAGAAAGCACAATGTCCTGCCGCCTTATAAAATTTCGCTCTCTTTGTGAATACGGCTGCCTCTTTCGTGACCAAACGTTTCGCCATCTTCGTTGTCCTGAACTTCCCAACACAGCTGCGTGTGTAGCACCTTGCGCTCCCAGGGAGAGGTGCCCCTGTACCGTGCCAAACAAAACGCAATCTCTCCCTCCTAACAGCTTGCCCTGCTTATCATGAAGTGCCATCACTGTAAAAAGAGAAGCCACTTGGAGTTCACATGCCAATGCAAAAATGTCTTCTGTGTTGCCTGCCGAATACCGGAAGTTCACCAGTGCCCGATTGACCTGAAGACCAAGGTTGTATTGGAGAGGGTTGTAGCTGAGAAGGTTGCGAAGATCTAGTCATAGTACTCCGGGCTTATCTGAATCGCAAGGTTCTCAAGGACCAGCTGAGCAAACAGCGGAGACATCTGACCATGACGAGAAATCGTTATTTCAATGCGCTGGTGCTGGCGATGCTGTACGCGGATCATCACATACTTGCTTGGGTTCAGCTTGGCCGAGATCGTGACATCGTAACCGTCGTTGACTTCAAAGATGCGTCCTTCATAGTGATCGCTAATGTCCATGTCCTGGAGCATGTTGCTGAGCGCATTGTGGATGTTGTTCATTTTGGGAGGGGTAATTGAAAAAGGTTTGGACCAACCTTTTCCGTTTTGAAATTTACGCACACACGTCCACATAGGTCGCTCGGTGCCAGCCCCAGTCATCGTAGGGCGCCAGGTCCGTGAACGGCCCATCTGCGGCACAGTCGCGGCACATGAACCCGACCGCAGTCTTCAGCGGGCAGATGCGGTGGCTCAGGCACATACAGCAATCCAGGTGGACATTCTTGCAGCGGGCCTGGTAGCCGCGCACAAGGGACTGGATCTTGGTTGCGCTGATCTTGGTCTTGACCGCCTTGGCCTTGACCTCGGCGACGATCCGCTTGATGTCCTTGTCAATCCAGCGCTTCATGCCAAGAGCACCCGCCTGGCGAGCGATCAGCTTGAAGGCCTTGCGCCAGGGGGCCTGCGCCCGGGTCACCTCAGCCTGCTCGCGCTCCTGACGAAGCGACCAGTACGCCTCAGCAAACGTGCGGCTTGGAGTAAGCGCAGACCATCCGAAGATGTCGTCGCCATACTTGCCAGGCTCATCCGCCATGTCCTGGTAGAGACGCTCAACCGAGTTCGCAACTCGCTTGATTGCGTCACACTGAACGAACACGCGGTCCGTCATAATATCGCCCCACTTGGCGGTTCCATTGTAGCTCTGTTCTACGGCGAGCTGCCCTAGGCCGATGATCATGTCCGATCGGCAGATTGTCTTCTGGGGTCGCGCCACAGCGGTCGCCCAGTTCACCTTTGTACGTGTGTTGACACCATCACGTGCGTTTACGGACGCAAGCCGGGATACTGTTGAGGTAGCCATGGAATACCCTACTTCTGGCACTAATGAATCCGTTTTGGGGAGTTCAAGTCTTCAAAACGGATTCATGCCCGCCAATCCTTATAGTCTTCCCCCCAAGACAACACATTCTAACACTTCGTTAAAATGTCCTCCTTCAAGCAGCTACTCGTCAACGCGATCATCAAGGTGACTCACGCCAATCCTTCTCTGGATAGGCCTGACGGTCCCTCTGCGACTGAGGCGCGTGATGAGTTCATCGCAAGTCTGGTTGCTGAGCTCTTCCCTGAGAACACCCTTGTTCACATCAAGAAGTCCAAGGTCGCTGAGGCTTCCCCTGTCGTGGAGAAGAAGAAGCGCGGTCCCATGAGTGATGAGGCCAAGGCTGCGATGAAGGCAAAGCGTGATGCCACCATCGCAGCAAAGTCCGCTGGCAATTCGCCTGTGGCCGCCGAGGTGAAGCCTACCAAGGCGAAGAAGGCCAAGGTTGATCCCGTGCCCGAGGGCACTGGGACCCTTGTTGCCGATCCGGAACCTAAGAAGTCCCCCAAGGCCAAGAAGGTCAAGGAGGAGAAGTCCCCCAAGGCCAAGAAGGTCAAGGAGGCCGCTGAGGAGAAGGCTCCCAAGGCGAAGAAGGCCGCAGTGGCCGAGGATGCGAATCTACAGAAGATTGATCCGACTTGGCGCAAGCACCTAAAGAAGGCTGCGGGCGACAAGTATGCGAAGGAGCAGGAGGCAGGTCTCCTGACGTTCCTGAATGCCTTGGACAAGGCTGCCTTTGACGCCAAGCGCGCAGAGGATCATGTCAAGGAGTTCCTTGCGCAGTCCGGTCCTGCTGATGGCAAGGTTGAGGCCGAGGTCATCATTGTTGAGTTCAACGGTAAGGAGTACTACGTCAACCCCGAGACCAAGCGGGTCTACGAGGGCGAGGGCGAGTATGATGACGAGACCGAGACATGGACCACCATGAAGCCGGTTGGTTATGCTGGAATGGCAGCCTTTGCTGACATGGAGCTTGAGTAAGCTCATGGCGAAGGAATGTATAAATAAAAATTTTTCATTGCGGCCTCGTGGTTCTCAAAACGGATTCGTGCGCCGGCTGGCTATGGCTATCCCCCCCAAAGTTACAATATGAATCCTACTACACTTGAGAACACCTGGCGCCTCCGCGAGGCTGAGCTGAAGGCTGAGCAGGTGCGCACTCGCCTTGAGGTGGCTGCGGATCTTCTCTTCAACTCTCTCGTGAGTGACACCGTCTTCGGCATCGCCCCTAGGGTTGCCGCGATTCGCGAGGAGATGGACCGCGTCTGCCGCACGGCAACTTCGCGTTACGAACTTCGTGTCCCGATCTGGAGCTTCTGCACTCGCAGCTTCCTCAAGGGCCGAGTTGAGGAAGCTGACGGATTTGCGACCGCCGAGCAACACGAGGCGTGGCGTGCTCACCGTGACGATGTCGTCGCAGTTCAGGGTTACCACAGCGCGATCCCTATCCCAGGACGCCAGCATGTGAACGTCAGGACGCAAGACGTCATTCAGTATACGAACATCATGGACCGACTGACGGTTCAGCTGTTTGGGACCACGAACTTCCTCATGAAGTGTGGTACGGTGGACACAGAGGCGATGCCCGAGCTCGGTATCCGTGTTACGACGAGGACGCTGTTCCTAAACTTCTATCCCGATGGGTTGACCATCCCTCAGATGTCAACTCTCCACCAGATTGCGCGGAGGTATCAGACGCCGCCAACGTCGCCGAGGTTGACCGCTGTGCCTCCTCCCATTCGGCGCGAGACGACCAGGTATGTCTACGACGACGAGGTTGGCCTTTCGGCGGACCCGCGGTGTTACTGCTCTGTCTGTGTTGCCGAGTAAGCAACAATGTATGTCTAACTCAAAATTTTTCAATTAGCAGTCACATCCAATCGTGTTGGTGATAACATCGGGCGCGTCAGGTGCCATGAACTCACCCAGAGTCTGATTCGGCAGCACCCGATTGTCTCTGGCGTTCTGGGCACCCAGGACATTGGTATACTGTCGCAGCAAGGATGTGTACGCACCCGCACCATCTTGCTTGCGGACAATCCGAGGAATGATGACTGTGAATGTAATCGTCACTGTACTTACTCCGTTGTCGTCTTTTACGTAACAGATCGTGGATGTACTCCCTATTTGCGCAGGTGTCCCCGAGATAACGTTTGTTAAGGGGTCAAACGTAAGTCCTGCGGGCAGAGTCCCAGTAGAAACGAAGAAGTACAGTTGCCCAGTGCCAGTTGCGGCTAATTGGATTGGTGTGATGGGAACGTATTGATATAGCAAATAGGATCTGGTTGAGGGAGCCGTAATTGTAGGACCGGTACCGATTAATGGGTAAAACGTAAGATTGACATTGATATCGCCCTCAGCCGATTTGATATAGTTTGGAGGCGTGAGAGAGATGAACCGTGAGGCTCCGTCATTTGAAACTGGGAAATCAGGACCAAAAAAATACGGATTAATAATCACGCCAGGAATCCAATTTGACGCAAACGATGACGACAGATCGTGTTTGTATAAAAAAGTAGTACTACTAGAAGGGGTCGGGTCCTCCAATTCAACAAAAACATTCCAATTTGTTCCATCAAAATTCAAGGATCCCAACGGCAGAGGCGGCAGCGGTCGGGTCATCCTATTCCCGAATAGATTGCTAGCTGCTAAGTTCGCTAAAAACCAATTGCTTCCGTTGGTTGAATATCGCAATTCAATGTTGTAATAGTTGGACGGGCTGGTGAATCCGCTGATACCCGTCGCAAACCATGTGTTGGACGCATACACAACTTCGTAACCAAACATGCTAAATCCACCCGTCGCATTTGACCAGTTTGAGCCGTTGTCGGTGGAGTACTTGATTGTTGATGATGGTCCTGTATACGGAGGAGCCCCTTCCGCGTCCCCCGTCTGATATGATTCTGACCCAGTAGCAATCCAGATATTTGAGTCATCCAGCGAATAACTAGCACATTCATCTGAAAACCCGCCAGTTACAGGGGACCAATTGGATCCTTCATCGGAAGACCTGGCCATTGCAGTGGCGCTGCCCAGACCACTATTATAAGATCCTCCAACCATGAGCACTCCGTTTTTGTATCGGAGAGCAGCACCTCCTGCTAAATATGGGCCGTCAATTGAACCACCGCCCGTCTGGTCATGCGTATAAAGATACTGGCCCGCTACAAGTATCGGTGACGAGGAGATATCCCACGTTACCGCATCGTCATCCGAACGAATCATTGTCGCCGCAACAAACGGATCGCCGCCAAAATCTTTAGAACCTGCTGCGAACCAAGTTGACGTATTCGGCTTGTTCGCAATTGTTGACATTTTGAACACTGAGATATTCGGATCAAATGGAACCTGCTGAAAATTGGCCAATGTTGTTCCTCTAATAAAAATCCCCGAATTCGTTGCTATAAGAACGCTAACATCCGTAGGACTTGATACCTTGAATTGTATGTCCGAGATGGATCCGGAATTGCTGCCACCAGATACATTAATTAAGTCCCAATTTGAATGAACATTGCTGGATCCAAACAACCCAACTGCGGGACCGAGGGCTCCATTCCCCCACACAGCCACCAACGACTCATTCGCAAAGTATGGGTTTGTTGTAACATTCGCACCAAGTGATCCAAGTAAGACACCGGCAGTCCCATTCACCGTAAAGTTACACGATGACGGCAGTACATTTGGCGGAATGCCGGATACCCAAGGACCATCAATGAATCCAGATGTAGAGTCAATGTTCAGTCCATATGTTTGCGTCATGCTAAGATCGTAATTGCTTACTGTCGTGCCACTGTACGCTGTTCCGGTTACTTGTACGGACACAGGGTCTCCCGCTAGATAATTGTAAATGTTTTGCGGAACTGTAAAAAGGATGCTATCGGGTGTCAACGTATAATTGTAGAATGCCGAACCCGATGCATATCCCGTCGTGGGAATGATCTCAATCGTGCCCGACACATCACTAGACAACGGTGTTCCAGAGATGACGCCTGCGGGAGATATATTCAACCCGGACGGCAACAGAACCTCCGAGAAATTGTTGATGGGCCTCTCACTCAATGTGGTAACCGGAATCTGGAAGGGCGCAATGACCCGATTTTGGATGAAAGTAAAGTTGGAGGTCGGAACAGTTCCAAATGTAAAAATATCGTTTAGAACCGCAAAATTTGTATTGCGAGTCGCAGTGGCGGGAGAACCCGTCGCGACCGCAGTAACCGCAAGGGCCGTGAGGGCGGTTACCGTATCCGGAAATCCGCTGATAATGCCACTGCTATCCAACGTCATACCTGTTCCGGCAAGAGCTGGGGCAGACAGTGTAACAGGAAGACCGGAAGCAGCTTGCGCCTTGAACTGAATTGGAGAACTGTAGTATCCGGTCTTGGGCACGTCCAGTGGCCGCGACAGAATGAAGTTGAAGCACGCGTCTACTGCCGGTGTAGGAGACACGAATGTAATGAAATCGTCTTGAACTGTGATTGGTGTTACATACTCTTGGGTGAAGCCATTTGAGTTGGTGGCACGAATCGTATAATTTGCGCTGCTAGCACCAAGCGTCGGTGTTCCAGACAAATACGCATTGGATCCAATGCGGGTCAACGACAAGTCAGCTCGCAAATCTGGCGAGAAGATGCTTGCGATATTGGTCCCAGATCCCGTGTTGAAATATGTCCTTGCCCGAAAGAAGTTCGCACTCGGGTCCACTGGCACACCCGAATAGAGAGTAGGGATCGCACTCTGGTCAAAGAGCACAGTCTCGTTGAATGCGAATGTGACTGCGAAGTTGCTTATGACTGCCGGCAGAGGGCTGACACGCGTTCCCTGGATCGTATAGGTTGCCGAGGAGACACCCGCATTCGCATATAGATAGGCGGCGGCAAGAGATGGTGTTCCAGCCATCACAAAGGCATGTGATGGGTCTGTGGTAAGGAACCCAAAGTTGTTGCTGATGGTGCGGTTGCTGTTGTTGAAGTCAAACACATTGATCCCATCGGGAAATGTATTCCATGTGTACTTGAGCGTTCCACCGGACGGATAGGGAGGAAACGCCGCAGTTAGTGCGCGTGTCGCGATGGGCACGCCAACGTCCATGTTGACGATTGAAGTTCCGGACAGATTGTAGAGGATACGTTCATTGCTGACGGTATAGGTGTTGCTTGTCGTCACGATCTTGGAACCCGTTGCCGCATCTTTTCCAATCAGCAGGTAGTTGCTTGTCGGTAAGGTTGTCAGCGGTGTCCCAGAGATATCCAGATTGCTTCCCGAGACAAAGAACTTGAGTCCCGGTGGCAGCGACGGAACACTGGACACGGCTGAGGACAGAGCAAAGGGAGCCATCAAATGGATCGTTGGAATAGGTTCATTCTTGTAGAATGTATACGAAGTTCCACTCACGCCGTTTCCAGACAGATCAGTGAATCGTCCAGTGCCGACCGGAACAGTGTTGGAGGAGGACAATGTGTTGACGAGTGTGTATGAGAAACTTTCAGTGCTTCCGGCTGTGAGCGAACTTCCATTTCCAGAAAACGTCAGGTTGGACGACGTGGTGGTGAAAAAGTTTGACGGCAATCCAGATGTCTTTGTGATGGGCAACTGGACTGCAGATGAATTAGATATCACATATGAGAAGTTCTCATACAGATACACCGGTAGTGTATACGATCCGAATGACAGATCTGGCATTATTACTTCTTAGGAACTAAAGCTTTAACTGTCTTCCGCTTCGGTTTCTTGACAGTCGTTATTTCGGTTGGAGCCTTCTTCTCCGGCGCCTGCGTGAGTTCCGCATACCGCTTCTGGGCCTCTTCCGCAGATACATCACGGTACACCATATCTAGCTTCAATCTCAAAAGGCTTGAGCTGACCTCCATACTCTTCACTGCGAACGTTTCGCGTGGCCGAATACCATACCTGCGGCTCAAAGGGTATGCGTTTCTCTTCCTCTCCGGCCTCTGCAGTTAGCTGATGTTGAACGTATAAAAAGTAGCCGAAGCCCCCTAACACGAGCACAAGTAAGATCATGTTGAATGTCCATGATGTTGCCTGTACTAATTCGTCGCGACGTTGAAGCAGACTATTCTCAATCCTTCCGATGTCAAAACTATTGATGAGATGATTCATTATTGAATTGGGCGTTGAGAAACACCAGCGTTTTCCGAACCCATGGATCTTGAATACAAGGGCACACACGAATCCGGGTTGGATAGACATACACTTGACGAAGAATGTCATTGATCTCGCGCTTTGATTTATCTTTCAAACAAACGTCTAGCACGGTTTCGCTGTATCTTAACAGATCCATTACGCTGCTGACTGTAAGCTCTGTGTATACGGGTTCTTCTTGAATGCGTCAAGGATACCGGGGTTGTTGCGCTGGACGTTGATGTCCTCCTGGAGAGGCTGGAAGTACTTGACCGAGCCCATCTGCGACGATGAAGGCGCCTGGCCACCGAACGTCATGAGAGGAGCCTCAAACCCACGCGAGTTCACCATCAGGCTCTCATCCTTGTGTGTCTGGACGTTGTAGGACTGAGGACCCGCAGCAAGAGCCGCCGTGCCACCGGAAGGGCCCGCAGGTGTCGGACGGCCCTCCACGGTGAGCTTCATGAACTCCTGGAACGGCTCTGTGAAGGACCGGATGTACGACAGATAACCACCTGCGGCAGCCTGTGCGGTTCCCTCGTATTCCACAGAGGTATCCTCGCGGTTCTGTGTCTTCATCACTTGAGACGGGTAGACTGCGGACGCAACCTGCTGGCCCATGGTCGTGTTGACGCGAGGCAGAGACCCGTCGGCTGCCTGTAACACCTGGAAGCGATCCGGGCGGTTCTTCTTGACCGGTGCCTGGATACCCATGTCCGTGATGAAGTGCGCACCAGGAGTCGGGTCGGAGGAGTATGTAAGCTTGGGCTTGTTGGCAGCACGGACCTCATCCGTCGTGCGCGGCATCGCAAACTCGCGCATGGTATCCTGCTGGTATCCGCCGGACGGCAGGTTGGTGTACCCGTCATTCACACCCGGACCCACCTGTGTCTGCTCAACTGGGAAGATGTTCTTCATTGCGAGAGATGTGACCTGGCGAGACTGCTCAAAGTCCGTCTCCACCTGCTTGCCCCATGGCAGGCCCGTTCCGGCCTCAGGCTTGAAGAAGGCGGCAGACTCCTCCTTGTGGAAGAAGGTGTTCTTGCCAGACCCAGTGTATGTGTCCAGCACACCGTCCGTTGCGCCACTGTATGTGCTCTGCGTGACATTGGCACCAAAGAAAGGAACCATATTGTTGTGACCCTCAGACGACTGAATGACAGTCAACTCATCTGTCGCGGCTGTCTCCTCGGGCGTTACGAACGTCTCCTTGGGATTCTTCTTCTGCTCCTCCCGCAGGCGTTTCTGTTCGCGTGCTATCTGAGGGGCCAGGGCATATCCAAGGGCCGCTAGACCAAGTAACAGAGCGACTTCCATCTTTGTTGTATCACCCGCGATTATTTGGATTGCGATTTACACGGTATATCCAGTTGAAGAGCAGCGGCAGAGCAGCACCTGTTGTCCGCGAAAACGAGGATGTCCGAGTGGTTAAGGAGGCAGGCTTAAGGTTTACCGTAAAGGTTCTCCGAGCGATCTGTTGGAGGAATCCGCGTGGGTTCGATCCCCACTCCTCGTAGTATTCGCATTTCGTGAAGCACTGTTTGTCTCAAACGGCTCCACGGCATGTAACTGAGGCTTGAACAACAACCATTGAAAGGGATAAGATGTTTCCTGTCCCTTGGCCACAGGAATTGTCGCGCTCTCCTGATACTTGGATCTAGAAAACTCTTTGGTCTTGGCGATCTCCATCTTAAAATGTGCCCACAAAATAATGTGGGTACTCCTCGTCGCAGCAATTGCGATCCTGTTTGGGATGTTAAAATACCGAGAAACATTCGTCGTCAAGTATGGCAATCCCATGGACGATGAAGATTTGATATCGTTTGATGTAGATGCGAAAGGCACACGTGGGTTTGGGTGGACACCCGACACATGCCCCGCAAACAAGCCTGAATTGGATGCGGGTCTTTGCTACGAGCCTTGCGATCCAGGTTATCATGGTGTAGGCCCGGTATGTTGGGCTGATTCCAAGAACGTTGGAATAGGCAGGATTCCTGATAAGAGAGGATGTGCGGAGTTGAATCAAGGATGGCAGCGCTGCCGCGATGACGGAACGAGTTTGTGGGAGGACTTCAGTTGTAGCACATACTGCGATGGCAATTGGAGTTGGTCTGACGGAGGTTTCTGTCATACGAGCTGCAATGGATGTGGATGTATTAAGAAGAATCTGTTTGATCGCCAATACTGTGCGGATGGCGGAGATGTCGTTGATGCTCTGTGCTATAACAAGTGTCCCGAAGACTTACCGAACCGTGTTCCTGCCATGCCGTATCTCTGCTTCAAGGGAACTCGCGGGTTATCTTATGGCCGCGGTGTTGGCGAGGTGCCTCCTATGTTTACTTTTAGTTAATTGGGACGCCCCATACTATGTTGAAGATATGTATCTCCAGGGGCTCCACTTGCCGTTGGGATTGGCCGATCGCTTCAATATCATAGTACCGCTTGTAAACGTCTGTTTGATACTACCTCCAGTCGAATCGACCCAAGGAACAACTGTTTCCAAATACCCATACGGTTCCATTCGAGGATTCGACGGGGCTTGGACTGCCGTTGTATTCTTAAATTCGCGGAATACACCCATACCCTTCTTGTAGTAATCGTTGGGGGACATCTCGGTGCTTCGGGTATCTGCAATAGAATCGAATGAGGCAGGTTGTCCAACCGCGCCCGCAGATCCAACCGCACCCGGAGCACCCGGAGCACCCGGAGGACCTGCCCCCCCCGGCATACCCGGAGCACCAGGGGGGCCAGGAACCGTGCTCGCAGCACCCGGAGTACCAGGCAGACCCGGAACACCCGGAGCACCCGGAACACCCGGAGCACCCGGAGCACCCGGAGCACCCGGCTCACCAGCGGGGCCAGGAACCATGCTCGGATCGCCCTTGACACCCTGGTCACCCTTGTCGCCCTTGTCGCCCTTCTCACCCTTCTCACCCATGTCGCCACGAAGGCCAAAGGGTCCTTGTAAGGATTGTGCCTTATCAGCCGCACTGGCACCAGAGATCGGCTCTACGTAGTCCGTCGCGTGCTCCTGGAATCCCTCTTGAAGTTTTCCGAGATCCTGTGTGAATTGCGACCCATATCCAAAGCCGCCTCCCATAAACTTCTCAACAGCCTTTGTTCCATACGACCACTGCTGACGAGAATACGGATCCAGTGTAAAACTCTTGAGCATATCCTTGAATCTGTTCACCATATCCTTGAACTTCTGGGTGTCTGCTCCCGGCAGAGGTCCGGGAGGCGTGAACTTGCCCTTGGGCTTGAATCCGTAGCAATTGACGCCAAACTTGAGAGACGGATCAAAGTAGCCGCCATTCACACCGGGCCGGCCACAACGAGTCCGCTTGCCGGTATCTACTTCGCCCTGAAGCTGATCCCACGTAGCCTTCTGGGTCGGGTAGAGAGCCATTCCTCCCGCAGACCAACCATATCCACACCACTCGGCTCCATTGGAAAACGCATCCATGATCTGCTCCAAGGTAGCCAACTCACCACCATACGCAGCACACACAGCAGGCGCATCGTCATACGTAAACTGTGCATCGCTGATATGGAACACCTCGCTTCCTACCTGGCCCTCGCCCGGGCCGTCCTCGCCGGCACCACCAGGCGTCGTTGCGGCACCCGCTGTCGTATCCGATGTTTTCGGAACCGGAGTTGTGCCAGTTGCGGTTTCGGCTGCCGATACAACAGACCCTACGAGTTTGTCAATGCTGACAAATCCATAGTATACCATGACCGTAATGATCAATGCGATGGTTGCCCATAGAACCATCACGGCAAGGATGGATCCGCTGGAAACCAATACAAAAATTGATAGCACAAACATGAACACGCCGACAAGGACGCCATAGAATCCAGGATCCATCAGTTGCGCCGTTGCCTCAGGTAGAACAACCTTGGCAGGCGTCGCAGCCGCAGCCGCAGCCGGGGTTGTAGTTGCTGTTGATGTCGCAGCCGCCGTTGATGCCGCAGCCTGCGAAGTGTTACTTGATGCCGCAGCCGCAGCCGGGGTTGTGGTTGCTGTTGATGTCGCAGCCGCAGCCGCAGCCGGGGTTGTGGTTGCTGTTGATGCCGCAGCGCTCATTTACTTATTCATTGATACGATAATACATCAGCAGACGCATCCTGTCATCGTGCGGCATGAAGTTTGCCGCATAGGACTGGACATGCTGGTCATCAAACCGATACCATGGTTGACCCGGAGGGAGATTGCGCCCCCAGGTGAACCAGTGACCACCGGTGAAGCAGACGACCGCAAACAGCGCATACCGAACCTTGTTGACAACCAATACCGGTGTGTAGGAGGCTGTAGTGTTGACCGACGTCTGGTGGAACATCATGACCTGAGGGAACTCGGCGAGAAGCAGTTGCTTCTTACACCCCCTCTTGCCACACTTCTCACACTTCCAGTCTGGGATGATCTGCGGCTTTACTGCTTCGGCAATCGCATCCGAGACTGTCTGCTTTCGCTGACTTGGTGCAATGGAGAACTCGTTCATCGTGTCCTTCTGCATGTCTGTGTACTCGCAATTGTCACACGAAATCTTGTTCGCAACCTTGAATCGCAAGAGCTTGTCAAGGAAGGGAATCTTGTCACATAGGAATTCAATCAGCTCGTGAGAGTCGCCGATGGACTCACCTGCCGGCATGTTGGGCGATACCTTGACACATTCATAGAGAGACTTCAGGCCCTCATCGCCCTTGCTACTAATGACTTCTCCGAGGCACACTTCAGCAACGTTGGCGCTGTCCTCCTCGTTCTCTGCGAAGCGGCGCTGTATGTCGGGGATACGGAAGACAGCCTGAAGAGCTGCGTTGATCCAACAGGATCCATTCTTATTACGAAGGCCAAAGGGAGTGGTCATTCTTACTTTTGGAAGGCTGAGAAGTTAGTCAGGAATGGAACGGGGTCCGTTTTGAAGGAGTAATTGGAAGCCGAGAATGACTGTGAAACTCGCCACGGGTCGGGAATCTTCTCCATATCTCCTGGCACACGTGACGTCGGCAAGAACTTGCTATCTTCATTGGCCCCTAAGCCTCCCGGTGTGGGTAGCCCCGATGTATCGGAATTCTTGGAAGGATCCACGACTCCCACTCCGGGTACAAGAGTAGACTTCCGCACCTCACCACCGCCTAGAAGTTCGGGATACTGATTCGTCTTGGAGCTATCCTCGCCCTTACTGAAATTACCACCGTCTCCGATTTCCGTGAAGAGAGGCCCGAAGATCTGCTTCCGACGATTACCACCGCCACCCGAGTTGGGTCCCGCAGACGTGCTGGAAGAGCCACCGGTTGTGTTGCCCGATGTAAAAGGTGATCCACTCCCACCTCCGTTCGATTCAATGGCATAACATCTATCGGGAGCTGGACCTGCTCCGGCTGTCATTGGAGACGCGGCGAAATATCCCGGACGACATAGTCTGCCACCGTTTGGCACTACTCGGTCTGTATCGGGAGCATACGAATCTGTCCCCGACGGGATGCAGTTAGGGCCCTGCATATTCATTTCCTTACCGAATACCTTGATCTGCCCGCTAGGACACGTTGGGGCAGCGGGCGGGGGCGTTCCGAAGTCGGCAACTTCACCGTAGCCGGCGGGAGGTGTAAAAGGCGCGGGGGCACTACCTTCTGGCTCTGTAACGGTATCTCCAAAATTGGGATCCCCAGTCGGTGTATTTGCTACACATTTAGGCAGGGGCATTGGCATTGTGGGATCAAAGTCGGCGGGATACACTGTGAAAAGGCTATATCCGTCTCTCTTACAGGCTGCCTTGGCTATAATTGCCGGATCGCCTCCTTGGAGCTCACGAGCGGCCTCCATCCCGTCCGCAGGCATATCAAATATATCCGTTCCAGCAGGAATACATATTTGCGCCTGTGGCGCGGTCGGATGCGGGGCTGTGAAGGCCGTAGTTTCTCCGCTAGCACATTGTATCGGTTGACGGTCACCCACGCCGCCCGCCGAGGGTATCGCCTCAGCGGGAGCCGTGGTCGGTAGCCCGGGTGACCCAGCGTCACCTGTCTCAAATTTTTCGCGACGGCCGGCGGTCAGCAGGTAGACCACTAGAAGCACGAAGGCAATCCCTACGACCAACCAAAGTGTCTTCATTATCAACTACAATACATTTTTAGAGCAATCGTCTCCTTCGCAAACGCTGTAGAACTTGGCACCTGTCCAACTTGTTGACTTATCGTCAAACGTTCCTGGTCGGCGTGGCTCCTCTTGCTGTTCTACGGGAGTATACACACCCTCTGATAGTTTTCCAAGACGGGTATCGGCCGGCTTGTATCCGGGCGTATTCGTATACTGTGGCCATGTCTCGTCAACCCCGTCCTTCGGTTCAATTGCTTTGCTTCCACCCTTGGCAGCAAATCCTTTGAGGGCACCTTCGGTCTGGAGTTGTTTCTCCTCGCGAGCCGCTCCTGTTTCGCCACGATCCACTGCGAACCCCGAGATGATGATCTGGCGCAGCGCATCCTGATTGATGGTGGACGGTTGCGACTTTAAGAACGTTTCTACGGTTGCCGCAGGAATTGAGATGGTAGAGTTTTCGTCGCGAGCCGGTTTGTAGACCGTATCGTAGAAGGACTGGATCGCTGCTACATAATCATCGTCTGATGCGCCAATCGCAATCTGGGCATCAATCTTGCTTCTCCACGCGGCATCCTCTAGAGAAGGGCGTTTGCCCGGTCCGGGGACATCGACATAGTGTTCGCGGCTTCCCGTCAGGAGAAGCAGCAAGGCTATTAAAACCAGAATCCAAAAGAACCCCATTATTATTGGATGCTACAAGATTCAACCGGTGAAGGGTTCTGCCATTTCGGTTGCGGCTTCTTCGCACGCAGGTCTTCGCGATTCTTCTCGGCCATGTCTAGATCGTAATCACCGCGAGCAATGGCTGCCTCAGATGACTGGACACCTTCCCACGTTCCCGACATGGCGGAGTACTTGGACTGTTTCGCGGGGTCGCGTGGCGCAAACTCCATAAATCCGGTGGGAGTTGTATTTCCGCCTGGCTTGGACTGCGGTTGATATCGCCTGTCAACTCCTGCGCAATACCGTCCCTGATCTTCAAGAGACTTGACATACTGGTCGTAATCCTCCAATGTCTGGAACTTGCGAGATTCGCCAGTCTTGGATGCTCGGCCCACCCACGATTGATCTAGATTTTGTTCTAGGCTCGTGATACACGCCATTTTCTAGGTATCCATATAAATGTCTAGCCGCCGCCGCGCAAGCAAGAAACGGCCTACAGTTGTCTTCTTCTATATGATCGGCTGCCCTCATTGTGAGGTCACACGGCCGGCATGGAATGATGCCAAGAAGAAGATGAAGGGCGCGAAAATTGAAGAGAAGGAGTCCAAGGACGTTACGGCAAGCGACAACGTGTCAAGCTTCCCTACGATCGTGATGAAGGAGGATGGAAAGGAGGTCAAACGAATTGACGGATCTCGCACGGATGCCGACGCAATCGTGTCGGAATTAGGCGTTAACGGGCGCAGTTCCGGCGGGCGCAGAACCTACCGAAGGAGTCGGAAGCTCAGACATCGTACCCTTCGCAACTACAAAGCCTTCGCTTAGCAGCTTCTGGTTGCTGTGCTGGGCATTCTTGCCGAGAAACTTGAGGAAGCCAGCATGATCGTCTGCGGGCACCGAGTAGAAGTTGCGCTGAGACTGGACCATCTCAAAGACATCCGTCGTGTCCATGTAAATATTGGAGGTCTGCGCAAAGGCCTCGTTGACCTGATCACGCACAGCCTTGCCGGTGATCACTGCGGCCGGCGGACGATCGGGGTTGTCCAGGATATCCGTCAGCTGAGGATTCATGAAGGGGTTGTCGGCTGTGGGCAGTGACACATCGTCTCCCTGATACCCCGTCGCAACGGGACCGGAGACGAATGACTCGCTCATGATCTTGCGGGCCTGAGGGAACCAGGTATTGAGGAGAATCGTCGCAAGCATCACTGCGGGGACGATGAGAAGATACCACGCATCGCGCGACGTCACAAACAGCAGCGCCGACAGGTATACTGAAAAGCGCACGACTGCGTTCAATGATGCGCGGACACTCATGTTCGCCTGTGGCACAAACATGTACCATGTGTCCGAACGAAATAACACGCTCGGTTCTGCATACCAGAATTGTTCACTCATCTCTTACTTCTTGCCAGCGCTTTTTTGTTGCTGCTTCTTCTGTAGCCGAGCCAACATACGTGCGCGACGAGCATCGGGATGGTTGGAGAGAATCTCCTGTGAAGTGTTGCCCGTTGTGGGGTGTGCGTTGGGTCCCAGCAGCGCCTCGTTGAGATACTTGCCAAACGAAGACTGGAACTTGGCGCGAATTCGCTCAATATCGCGACGAAGATCGGCCGGGTTGATCTTTCCTGTCTTAACCTTCTCCTCAAGCACCATCTTGGCCCTGTCCATCAGCTCCATAAGCACCGGGCTCGCCTGAGGATTGCGCATCATCTCCATGAGCTTCTCGGGGTCCTCCAGATCCAGATCTGCCAACGAGATAGACTGCATGACATCGCCGACAACAGACACGAGACGCGTGCTCATGATAAGCTCCAACATATCGGAGATGGAAGACTGCGTGTCCTCATCTTCAAGGATCTTCATAGCCTCGTCGGCCTGCGTGGAGTTGCCAGGCATGACGCCCTTGACAGCCTCCAGAATCTTGCCAAACTTCTCCTTCGGGTTGCCGTGAAGAAGGGAGTATACAAATGCCATGTGAAGCTTGCTCCAGTTCTCATCTGTTCCCACCCACTCAACTTTGAGGCCTGGGAATAGCTCAATCTCTGCGAGCAGAGTGTTATCACGCTGGATCACACGGAGCAGGTGCGGTAGTAGCACCTTCTCAATGTGTTCAAATTGTTCCTCGCGGGCCTTTAGCCCCGGATGTTTCTCGCTAAAGAGTCCGACGAGAGTACGTAGGTGTTCCATTTAATGTCTTGTTGGCATATTGTCTAAGCCCGATTTCCACCGCGGCTCTCAAACTCCTTGCGCTGCGCCTCCGTGAGGCATACGCAACCGCGATCGCTGGTGAAGGGGCTCGGGCAGCAATCTGCGCTGATCTTGTTGTTCTCAAACTGGAAGAGCTCCTGGTCATTCGCCATGTCATACGGCTTCTCGGAGATGGGCTTTGGCTCTGACCCAAGAAGGGGCGATGTGCCATTGTATCCCGACGGGACACCGCCGCCCTCAACGGACTGCATATCAAGGGGCATACCGACCTCGCGCTGGGCAAAGTGCTCCTCAGACGACTGCGCAGGAGGAACCCGCATACTTAGAAAGAATCCCGCAAGAAGCGCCGCAAGGAAGAAGATTATCACGACAACAGTTCGCTGCATTGTCTCTTCGGACGGAAAAAAGCAAAACGGATCCGTTGGGGGCATCATAGCTGATGTCTAATCGCTATCATGGACTATAGCAATCTCCCACTCACAGAACTGAAGAAGCTCGCCAAGGGGCGTCGTATCAAGATGTATTACACCAAGAGCATTCGTGAATTACGATGGATCTTGGCGCAGACGGACTTGCCTATGAAGTATAAGGTTGAGAAGTTCACTATTAAGGAGCTTCGCGATCAAGCAAAGGAGAAGAATATTCGTGGATTCTGGAACCTTAGCCGAGGCGAGCTCCTAGCGCTACTCTATCCGAATTATGGTGCGGGCCCGGAGGAGAACGATAAGTATAATCACAATCCCAATGAACATGGAAGCCCAAAGTCCAACAATAGCAATCAAGTACGGGTATAACGCATCAAGCACATACCGAAGTATCGGTGAGACGAGTTTCTCATGAAGGGCGTCCTGGACTTCAGGAGTTTTTATACGGCTCATTGCGTCAGACACAAATGATTCCAGTAGTTTACTCATCCGAAATTTGTCTGTTAACACATATAAACATGAAGCTGAACCAGACGAAACTGATTCGCCTAGGCGTCATCCTGGCAGGTGTTGCCGTCCTCTACGTTCTTTTCACTTCCTATTCCGGCTCCAAGATGGCCGTGCTGGATAAGGCCGAGGAGCTTGGTGGCACGGGCAGCATGGCCCCCCAGACGGACAGCGGCCCCTACATGAGCATGCCCCACGGTGTCGCCGGCAATGCCGCGTCCGCCCAGGGTATGCAGGGTCGCACGCCCTCGTCCCAGCAGACCTACCAGGAGTCTACCCTGGCGTCGTCCGACCTCCTCCCCAACGGCAAGATCGGTGCCGACTGGGCCGCCGTCAACCCTGTGGGCGCTGATGACCTGAAGGGCCAGAACTTCCTCCAGGCCGGTTACCACTCCAACATCAACGTCGTGGGTATCGCCCAGACCAACAGGAATGCGAGCTACGACATCCGCTCGGAGCAGCCCAACCCCCAGTCCAAGGTCGGTCCCTTCCTGAACACGACCATTGACCCTGACCCATTCAAGAACTCCCGCGCGCTGGAGGGTCTGTCTGCCTAAACACAAACTTGTATACTAAATAATGTTTCCAATCGCAGCAGCAGCCGGTTTGGCGGTTGCCGCGTACACCCTCACTCAGGGTCCACGTAACACACTTCGTTTGAAGGGCCCGGACGGCCAACACTACGAAATGCAAAATCTACCCGCAAAGGAAGCTGCGGTGAAACTCATGTCCGAGATCCGTGGCGCTCTTGTCAAACTCCATGAACACTACAAGGAAACTCCGGGACTCTCGCAGGATCCTCCGGTTGGTCGCTTCATCGCTCGCTTCACACCTGACGTATTTGTGGAGAACGATATGGACTCCAAGGACACATCTTACTCCGAGAACAAGGGACAGAAGATAGTTGTCTGTCTGCGCGACAAGACCAATGCGCCTAAGTATCCCTTGATTGAGAAGAATACGGTCATGTTTGTGATGCTTCACGAGATGGCCCATCTGATGACGGAGACCATTGGACACACTCAGGAATTCTGGACCAACTTCAAGAGAATCCTAGGAGACGCAGTTCAGCTTGGGTTGTATACGCCGGTCAACTATGCCCAGCAACCAACTCCTTACTGCGGCATGACCATAACGGACTCACCTATCTAAAACGGATTCATGGCGGCCAGACTGTATAGACCTCCCCCCCCCCAAAGTATAAAATGACAATCCC